TCCCTTGACCGGATTGCCGCCGCTGTCGAGGCATTGGCTGAGAATCAGGAAGGCGAACAGACAATCGAACCTTCGAGCGGAACGTCCGGCGGGGTTATGTTTGTAAATCATGCTGTGGATTTTCAGACCGGTCCGACGATTCAAAAGAAAGCGTCTGAACTGTACAATGCGCTTTGTTCAGGAAAGATTGTATACCTTATCGAAGGAGAAGACTTCCCTGAATATGGATTTATGATCACGCATTTCGCAGTAGAAGGAGATGGATTCTGTTTTGGCACCGCAACCGGTACAGAGTACGTCTCCGATTCTGGGGATGATTATCCTGTTTATCGCGATGCTCAAGGCGATGGACCAGAACCTCCGGCAGGTGGCGGCGGCTCCCAGTCTCTGTCATAACGAAAGAAGGTGAAACAGAATGATCAAAAACGAAGTTAATTCCCTTGACCGGATCGCTATTGCTCTTGAAGCGCTTGCTCAGTCTGGCGGCGGTGGGGACAGTGGTCTGTTTAAGATTACCCTTACTGACGAAGGCGAGGGTGGAGAAGCCGCGTGGACCTGTGACAAGACATTTGACGAAATCAAAGAAGCGTATGATTCCGGCAAAGTGGTATATACAGAAAATACCGCTTTGGGTGTCGTATGGTTTACTCTCTTTGGCACTTCTTTTGTTGGCACGACGAATGTTTGGATTGACAGGGTAGCCAACGGAATACAATTTTTTCAGGCTCAGATTGCTATTACAGCCTCTTCCGTCGAAGTGCAGGAAAATTCCTTCGTTGTCGAAGAAAGCGTCGATGGTGTAATCGAAGTAGGCGGCGGCAAATAATGGCAGATGTGATAATGAGGTGATACCGGTATGATGTACTTTGCTGATCGGATTTCGGACAACATCAGCAAACGGGAGCCGGAAGGCTATCTGATTTGCGTGAATGTTCCTATTGCCCGGTCCGGAACCCAACAATACCTTCAGGATGAGATCGGACAGTCCGGCGACAAAGCCGTGACGGTCTATCGTCCTGAGGAAGAGGTGTTCTCCCCGGCGACGATCGCGTCGTTCGAGGGAATGCCTGTTACGAACGATCATCCCGACGATGAAGAAGGGGTGAACGCCAACAATGCGCAGTACCTTGCCAAAGGTCACTGCCAGAACGTCCGCCGGGGAACCGGCAAGGACAAAGACCTCCTGATCGCTGATCTGGTGATCATTGATCCCCAGACGATTGAGGACGTAATGAATGGCAAGCGGGAAATCTCCTGCGGCTACAATTACGAACTCCATGAGGAAGACGGTCGGATGGTACAACGGCAAATACGCGGAAACCACATAGCCATTGTGGACAAAGGCCGTGCGGGAAAACGTGTTTGTATAAAGGACTCTGCCCCAAATATTGAAAGGAGTACACGGAATATGGCGAAGAAATCCTATAACCGCATTCTGGCGAAAATGCTTGCGAAATTCGCGGCTGACGCGGAGCCGGAAGAACTCGAAGAAGCGGTTGATGCGATCGAAGAGATCACGACCGAAGAACCGGCTCCGCCTGTGGAAGAACCCGCTGTCGAAGAAGTTTCTACCGACGCCGGAGACGAAGTGATTCAGATGATCCTTGCACGTCTCGACGCCCTCGAACAGAAGTGCGGAGCGACCGACGAAGAACCTGAGGAGATGGACCCTCTGGCCCGTCTGGAACAGGACCTCGACGAGATCGAAGCACAGCAGGCTCCCGCCGCTGTGGAAGAATCCGAAGAGGAGATCATTGCCCCTGATGAGGAACCCGAAGAAGCCGAATCCCACTTTGTTGATCCTGAGATGATCAACGAGCAGGATGAGGACGAAGAACTGATCGAGTCCTCCGAAGAGGAAGAAATCCCCCCGATGACTGACTGTGGCGGCAAAGACTGCGGCGGTCGCAAGGCTACCGACTCTGCCCGGATCGCCCTGAACGCCATCAAGCCGGTCATTGCCGCTCTGCCTCCCTCCCAGAGGAAGAAAGCGGCTGATGCCGCTGTTGCTTCGATCCGCAAGGCTTCCGGTCTGGATGCCAAGGCGACGAAGAATGGCTACCTCGCCCTGAAGAAGCGCCGCAAGGCCGCTGACAGCAAGAAGATGGACGAATCCGAGATCGGAAAGGCCATCATGGCGAAGCGCAATCCCAACTACAACAAGAAATAAGGAGAGTGAAGACACATGGCAGGTAAGGTTCTTACTTGGACTAATGGCTTCCCGGGAACTGTTTCCCGGAGCATTGATGACATCATCGAGTCCATCGTGAACGGAGAATCCTCCGCTTCCATCGCGTTCGGCGCTCCTGTCGCTCTGGTGAGCGGCGCTGTGAAGAACGTGTCCGCCGACAATACCGACGTCATCGGTATTGCGGTTCGTACCATCAAGACTGAGGAAACCTACGGCGGAGCCGATCCCGTCTACAAGGCGAAGGAAATGGTTGACGTCCTGAAGCGCGGCACGGTTGCCGTTCTGGTTTCCACTGGCTCCCCCGCCGCAGGCGGCAAGGTTTATATTGTCAAGGCGACCGGCGCGATCCGGACCACTGCTGACTCCACGAACACCATCGAAATGGCGAACTGGAAGTTCAAGGGCGGCAAGGATGCCAACAACGTCGCTGAGATCGTGCTGACCGAGCGGGTCTATTAAGCATAAGGAGAGTGACGAATAATGAAGAAATTCCCTTCCCTCCGTGCGAATGACCGCATGGTGAACGACGCCTATGCATTCCTCGAGAAACAGCTTGAGAAGTGCGATCCCAAAATCCTCGAGCCGCTGACTTCTACCCTGTGGCCCCGCGATATGCCCGTGAAGACCGGCGGCGGCTTCCTCGAGAACGTGAGCGTGGTCGATGTGACCTACGCTTCTACCGGCAACGGCGAGAACAGCCTGATCTTCAACACCGCCAATGACATCCCCGTCATGCAGGCGGATTTCGGTAAGACCATCTCTCGCGTCTTCTCTTGGGCGCAGTACATGATGATCAGTTATATCGAAAAGCAGAAGTTCCAGAACATCGCCCTGAACCTCGAAGAGACCCTGAACAAGGGCATTCACCTCGAGTTCGACCGGTTCTGCGACCAGAACGTCTACCTCGGCTTCACCAAGGTTAACTCCACTGGTCTGATCAACAACGCCAACGTGACCCGTGTGACTGCGACTCCCCACACTTCTGGCGGAACCGATACCACATGGGACGAGAAGGACGCCGACGAAATCCTGAAGGACTTCAATGACGCCCTGACGGCTGTGTGGTCCGCGAACGACATGGCGGAAGACGCCCTGCCGAACCAGATTCTGATCCCGGTGTACCAGTTCGGACAGCTTGTTACCCGCAAGGTCGGCGTGACCGGCGACAAGTCCATCCTGACCTACATCAAGGAAAACAACATCGTCGAACAGCAGGGCAAACATCTGGAAATCCTGCCCTGCAAGTATTGCTACCACGCCGGTACCAACAGTGCCGACCGTATGGTGGTGTACATCAACGACGTCGAAAAGATTCGGTATCATCAGACCGCTCCCCTGCGTCGTCTGACGACCGAGATCGCGAACCTGTCCTTCCGGACTCCCTACGTTGCGCAGGTGTCCGAGGTCGAGTTCAACTACCCGACGACCGTCTACTACGTTGACGGCATTTAATTGAGGCTATGGAGGGCGCTTCGGCGCCCTCCTCCGCTTCAAGGAAGGAGGAAATCATGGATACTTTCCTGATGATCTGCTACGTCGCCGCAACCTTCGGCCCGTGGAACGGACTGACCTTCAGCATCAAGCCGAACAACATCGGTATGTTCGTTGAGGCTCCCGCTTGGATTAAGGAAACCCTGATGTTCAAGTGGCTCCTGAAGGACGGCTCCATTAAGGTTGCCGATGAGACCATCACTCGCAAACAGGGCGAGAATGATCCTATGGAAGGCATGAGCGCTTCCGGCAAGACTGAGGAAGTTGCTGAAGCCGCTGAGAAGGAGATTGTGGAAGCCGCTGAGGCCCCCGCTCCCAAGAAAACGACCCGGAAAAAGACCGCCAAGAAGGATGATGCCGAGTGACGTCTTCTGAGTTCTTGGAGTTCTATCCGCAGTTCACCTCTTTCCCGTCGGTCGTCCTGAACACTTATGTTGAGCAGGCGAACAACCGGTTCGAGGAGTTCTGTGACGCCATCGAGGAGGCTCGACGGCTGTATGTGGCTCACAAGCTGACGCTTTACGCCCAGACCTACGCGGCGACGCCTGTCGAAGGCGAGAACCCGGGCGTGGTCATGGCGAGAGTGTCCGGAGCGGGTGTGTCCGCTCAGGCGCTTTCAAAGTCTGTCGGCAGTGTGAGCGTGTCCAAATCCGAGGGGTCCGCAACGAGCGGCCTGACCGGTTGGGCAGAATGGAAGCAGACCGAGTTTGGCTTACAGTTGATCGGTCTGGCGAAGATCGCTGTCGCAGGCGGTCGGTATATCCCGTAAAGGGGTGATCGCATGGGAATCCTGAAGACAGCCGGTGACTTCATCACTGGCGAATACAAAGAGGCGGCTGTTGATGTGTTCAACCTGATCATGGGTTGGAAGTTCTTCTTTGAGACCGAGGTTGTTGTGGGCATCCCTGAGGAGTCCAACGTAGCCGACGGCGAAGGATGGACCACAGCCGGTCTGTTGTACTTCCATGAGCAAGGATGCCCTGCGGCCCATATCCCTCCGCGACCTGTACTGGAACCCGCCCTCGCTCAGGAGGGTGTCAAAGGGGACATAGAAGAATACATGGCAAGGGGAGCGTATTACGCTCTTGTTGAGGGCGACGTAGAGAAAGCTACCGAATGTTATGAGAAGGCAGGAATGTTGGGCAGAGACGCTGTCAAGGATTACATTATGGCGGCAAAAGTTGCTCCGAACGCCCCGTCTACTATCGCCAGAAAAGGTTCGTCTATTCCTCTTGTACAATACGGCGTGATGGTTGGCTCAATCAACTACGCGGTAAGAAAGAAGAAGTGATGCTATGCTGATGCCCGACGTAACGAGTATCCTGTATGATCCTGAAGTCGGCGGTGGGCAGGCTTTCAAGGTGATCCGAAACACTTCCGTCAGGAAGCGCGGAGGCTACCAGAAGACTCCTACCGAAACGGATGCAGTAGGGAACATTCAGCCTCAGGATATGAGTAATCAGTCGTCCACAACTGAAGACTTATTGAAAGAGAGCATTGTTATATATTCGACTTTCTGCTTCCAGACGGGATCGAACAACGGGACCTCCATTGTGGAGGCGGATATCGTATTCTGGAACAACCTGTACTGGCGTGTGACGCAGGTTCAGGACTGGTCCCAGTGGGGATATACACAAGCCTACGCTACGAGAATCATGGATAACGTAACTCCGACGCCTTCTCAGGCCGAGGAGCCGACCGTAACTGAGGGGTGATCGAATGGGGTGGTATGAGTCCGTTCGGGACGGAATTTACGAGGCGCTTTGTGCCGCTTTCGGACTTGATCCCGACAGTCAGGACGCCCTCGCAAGGTTTGTTCCGGCATACGTCGAGGACACAGAAACACCTCAGGCGCCCAGAAACGTAAACCTCTGTTATTTCAACATTGAGTCCTACTCCGGAGAGCATGGCCTCAATTACATCATGCAGAAACAGGTTGCGGCAAACGGTCAAACGAAAACGAGGATCGCGAAATCCGTTCCGTGCAGTGTTCTGGTCACGTTCTACGGACCGACCGCTGATGACGACGCGGAGAACTTCTGGTCCTTGTTTCAATGGGATAATGGCGCGACAAGTCCGAGAGGAGTCCTTCGGAAGAAGGGCATCGTACCGATTGGGACGCCCGAACGTCCAGTATCTCTCTATGAGGTTGAAGGCACATACCAAAGGCGAAGGTCTGACGTGCGTGTCAATCTCGCATATCTGGATATTTCCGAACATACCAGTTCGGAAGTTGATACTCCGCCTGAGGTTACTGTCAAGACCTCAGACGAATAATTGGCGCGAAAGCGCCAGAAAGGATGACAAGGATGCTTAATATTGATCCTATTGTGCATATCGACGTAAATGTGGGAACTACACTGGCATCTGCGGGTGTGTTCGATGTCGGTGCGATCATCGGATCGACTGCGGTAGTTGGCAAGTTTGATTCATCTAACCGCTACAAGGCTTATGCCTCCCTTGCCGAGATGGCGGCAGACGGCTTCCAGACTACGTCTGACGAATACAAAGCCGCCGCAAAATATTTCGGTGTCGATCCGGCTCCCAAATCTCTGGTCATGATCTTCTGCAACGCGGCCTCCGGCTCCGAGGAAACTCCCGTCGAGGCGATCGTGGATGCGATCAACAAGGGTGCTGAGTTCTATGCTGTGTACTGGATTCCCGCCAGTGGCGTAAGCCAGTACGAGACCAAACTCCGCGCCATTGCCGCCGCGTTCGAGGAAATGAACAAGGGTGTCGTGTTCTACGGTGTGACCGGTGAGGTTGACACTGTGACCGGCGCCTCCGCGCTGATGGCGACCCTGAAGGGTGACGATACCAAACGTGCCGTCGCTCTGTACTGCACATCTTCTGAGGACGATGCCGCAGGTCTGATGGGCGCCGCTATGGGCCTGTCCCGTGTGCATCAGGATGACGTGTTCAGCCTGTGCTACAAGTCCGTTGCATCCGCAACGATCAACAACATCACTGAGGCCGACGTCAACAAGATCAAGGCTGTGAACGGAAACGTCTACGTCCAGAGGACCAAGGGCCGCTCCTTCGTTGAGAACGGCGCTACTGCCTCCGGCATGAGGTTCGACGACGTCCTGTATGTCGATCGCATGACGTTCGAGATTCAGACCGCGATCTACGAACTGATCGCTGACAGTTCCGCGAAACTGCCGCAGAACGACAGCACGTCCGCCCTGTTCCTGAATGCCATCCACGGCGTTCTGGAGAACTATTACAACATGGGCGCTCTGGACACTGCCCCTTGGCGCGGTGCCGCCATTGAGGACAAGATCACGACCGGCGAGTACGTTGAACACGGACACGCTGAGTTCGTCGATTCCTTCACGCTCCAGAGTGACGCTGACCGGCTCCTGCACAAGGCAATGCCGATCACTGTTCTGCTCTGCCTGTCCGGTTCTGTTGAGTCGATCGAGATCACGGTCGATGTGCAGACCTAATGAAAGGAGTGTAGAAGAATGGCTAAACAGTCCTTTGCTGTCTATTCCCTGCCGGATGTCGTAACGGTCATGAACCATCCCGGCGTTGGCAAGTGTGTGCTTTCCAATGCGGGTGGAGGCCGGATCACTGTCGCGTATGCGAACGATATGGCGTCCGTGACCACGACTGCGACCGGCTATGTTGTGATCAACAAACTGGTGGCGAAGAACGGCTCCATCAGTCTGGAAATCCCGACGAACTCTGAAGCGGACATCTTCCTGCGCAAGTACATCAAGTACGTTGAACGGGCGAAAACCGGCGAGTTTGCCTTGGGTACCCTGAGCCTGACCGACCCGGCGGCGAACCGCGTCCTCAATTTTGTGGGCGTCGTTCCCCAGAAGAAGCCGGACGAAGGCTACGACCAGACCTCGGGCAACCGCCAGTACAATCTGCTGTTCGCGGAAATGACAGAGGCTTAACAACTACCACATCCTCCCGCCGTAGTGGCGGGAGGATGGTTTCTTTTGAGGAGGAAAAATCAATGAGAGACATCGTTAAAACTGTAAAGCATGAGTTTGGCGAAGAGGGAGCCAAGGAAGAAATGATCTTCCAGATTCACAAGATGAACGCCCTTGACGGAGCGTGGCTGATCAAGTTTGTTGCTGAAAAGATCATCCCGCTGATTGACGGGTTCAAGTCCGTCTTCTCTGTGACCGGCGAGATCAAGACTGAAGAAGAAATGAAGAAAGCGACCGAAGCGAGGGCAGAGGCGATCACCAAAATCCTCCCGGTGGCTCTGGCGTCCATCTCCAAAGAGGAACTGTATTCCTTCGAGAAACAGTGCCTGAACAGTGTCGAAATGATGAAGCCTGCCGGGTGGCAGAGAGTCATGTCCGGGGACACCTTTGGCGTGGAAGAGGTCGAATATGATCCTATTCTGGGTCTGGTCCTCTGCTATGACGTCATTGAGTTCAACTTCGCCGGTTTTTTCGGCGGAAGCGGCTTGAGTTCAGTCCTGCCCCGGTAAAGTATATAGCCGCTACTTGTGTCAACATCGAAAACGAATGGGTGTACGCCCCGGTCCTTGCAGGAATGTGGAAACAGCATGAACTCTGGGATGGGACGTACACCTTTGACGATTTGCTTGACGCGGTCGAACTTATCCAAGTCAAGCAGGAAAACGAAAGAAGATCAATGGAGTCTTAAAAGGACGGTGAGATCATGAACGAGTATGTAATTCGGCTGTCGACCATGATCGACAACGACGGGGTTCAGCAAATCCTGAAATACATGGACATGACCAAGCTGAAAGCGCTCGGTCTGACCGCCGCCCTCTCCGGGATCGGTACGGCAATTTACAAGTTTGCCGCCAATTCCGCGAAGTGGGAGTTTGAACTCCAGAAGCTTGCAAAAGAGCAGGGGAAAACGACAGCCGCCGTCAACGCTTCGGAAAAGGCGCTGAAGGCGATGGGAAAGACCGCCGCCGATATCGAGAAGGATGAATCCCTGAAGAAGGTTTATGAGGATATCAAGAACTTCAATCAGGAGATGCAACTTCCCGGGATCAACAACGCTCTGGAGAACATCACCAAACTCCGGAATGCCTTCTGGAAGATGAAGTCCGCCCTCAACATGGCGACACAGTCGATTGCCAGACACTTCCTGAACAACATGGAGGCTCCGATCAAAAGGATCACTGGTGGACTGGATGATATTTCCGACTGGTTCCGTCTGAACCTGCAAGGACTATCCACGAAAGTGTCCCTTGCCCTGACAGACTTCTCCAAGGGTATTATTACAATCGGATCGGGAATTAACAATATTTTCCAGAGCGTCAGAAAGCTTCCTGACGATATCAAACGTATCGGTCTCGCGGTAGGTGGCGCTTGGGCGCTTGCAAAGGGCGGAACGCTTGCGAGAATCCTTGCCCTTGTCGGACTGACTGGTGACATCACACACGATTACGACAACTACCAGTGGAATAAAGAAAACCAAAAGACCGGGAAATATACAAACGCGGACGGCTCTCCGTATCAGATTCCCATCGGCCTTGGGGACATCTGGCAAATCTGGGACGGCCCTGACGGCGTCCGCGATAAGACCAAGAAAACCGCAACAAGGCTCTTCGAGATGATCAACAAAGGTCTCGAAGACACGATGAACTTCCTCAACAAATCCGGTGGAAGCGGTCTGACGGAATGGATTACGAAATACATTACCGGCGACCTCGGGGAGGCGTTGGGTGGAATCGTTGAGTGGGTTAAAACAAAAGAAGGAAGAGGAGAGTTAGCAACATTCGCCCACGATCTTTTGTTCTCGATTGCGAGTGTTCTGAGCAAAGGCGGCGAAATCGGTACAGAGATCACCTCCGGCGTGGCACAGCTTCTGTTCCAAGCATTTACAACAGGTACAGATTGGGAAACGGCTTGGAAAGAGTCAAACATTAAACAATTCCTGAGTACAGACAATGCGTTTTCTGTTGGCCTGCATTCTGCTCTGGAAGTGGCGCTTGCAGGCGGAAACCTCATGACGTCTGTTATTTCCGGCGCTATCGCGGGATACCAGAACTCCAGAAAACAGGCGCTTAGGAAGCTATATGACGATAAGATTGCCGAAGGTTGGAAGCCAACAGGGGAAGCGGTTGGCCCGAACGATGAAGGGTTTTACACTTGGCTTGAGGGGCAGTTTGGAAGCGACCCGGGACTCGAAAAGTATGTTGGGCAGGACCTCGCAGATGACCTAAGCACTACGTTCAACACGATCCTCGAAATCGCGTCGAAGGGCATTAAGATCGCGGACTCCACAGCAGGTCTGGTTGTGAAGCAGATCATTCAGGGCATCGCTGATGCTCTCAAGCGCAATCCCAATGACGGCACGAAGATGGGGACCGTTCTCGATAAGGCTCTATCAGACCTCGGAGAAGACAATGCCGTATTCAACGCTATCTCCCTTGGTTTGGGGACATGGATCGGCACAGGAAACTTTGGGACGGGCATTGTTGTTGGCATCGCAGACGCGATCAACAGCTATGCAAATGACCCGCAGAAAATGGGAGAGGACTTCAAAAAGGTTGGAGATGCCCTCGATACCCTCTGGAATGGCGTTTGGGTTGCGAGTGAACACGGAAACTCAAAGATAAGGGAAGGCGGTCTCAAAAAACTATTTGAGGGTATGTGGGGAGGAGAGGACGGCCTCAAGGCTAAGTTTGATGACATTGCGTCAAAAATCACAGCATGGCTCGACCCGATCAAAGAAGCTGTCGTGAACTGGTTTAACGGCCTTATTTTGGACATAACTGAACAAAATCCGGTTCTTAAATGGCTGTTTGGAGATCAGAACACATCTCAAGTTTACAGCGATGAAGATGGGAATGTTTCTGTTCTCTCCTCAAATGGTCAAAAGAAAACCTTCTACGCCGGTGAGAACGGAGAATCCGGAATAAGCAAAGATGCCAAAGAAGTCCTTGAGCGCCTTAGTGGATATTATAGACTTGACGAAAACGGAAACGTAGTCATGACCCACGGAGGCGACAAATACTACACAGAAGTCCAATCTCAGAGTTTTGCGGGATGGTTTGGCGGAAAAGACAAGGTTGGCCTTAAAGAAGTCCTGCAATACATCATGGATAACGGCGTTCTTCCCGGAGAGGGAGACAGAGGAAACGCCAAGATTCAGGGGATTTACGACTTTAACCTTGATAATGCTGATGCTTTGCTTGAAGCGTTCGGAATCGAAACCGTAAACACCGGCGAACCTGCCGGTGTAGGCGCTTCCGAAGGTCCGAACATAGGCGCTTCAGCGGGTAGAGGAACGCCAAAGCCAAGGGCAACGCTTGCAAGCATGGGAAAAGCAGATGTTGGCTCTGGCGGAAGCGGAGAAAAAGATGGTCTTGCGAAACTTGGGGATGAAGCAGACGCCGCCGCCGGAGAAATCCACGGCGCGGCTGAGTCCTCCAAGGGCATGGAGCAGGCATTCAACAAGTTCGGGTCCTACCTTGAACAGGGTGCCGCAAAAGCCGAAACCTTTGGTGACCGCGTCAAAGGCTCTTACCTGAAGATGGAAGATGACCTGTCCGGCGTCGCTCCTGCCGCAGACACAGCAGGTGGCGCCCTGACCGGCCTTGCCAGTGCGGCGAGTTCAGCCGCAGGCGCTCTGTCAAGCATAAGCGCCGCAGGTGGAGGCGGAGACGGAGGCGGAGCCGGAACCGGAGGTACCGGTAAAGCGTGGGGCGGTCGTATCGGTCGCCGCATGGACGGAGTAACCATCGGTGAAGATGGCACTGAATACGTCATCCCGATCACAAAACCCGAACGAGCCGCCCAGTTGATTCAGCAAATGTTCGGAGAAATGGGATCGTCCGCATTGCAGAAAGTAATGGCGGGACTTGGTCTCGGAGAATCCGGCACAAACGGCGCTTCTCTCGACTCGCTCAAGACCGCCCTCGGCGGCTCTGGGATGACGAACAACATCAGCGTAAACGCTCCGGTGAACATCAACGTCAACGCCAACGGAGCAGACGCCAAAGAGATCGGGACTTATGCATACGATCTTGCTGAACGTCATCTGATCAAGAACGTGATGGGGGTGTATGCGTGATGGCTAAGTCTGTAAGAATCAACGGTCCAACCTTCACGTTAAACTCGACGTGGACTTGCTCTGAGCAAGAAAAAAACAAGACCGTCAATGAGGTAGTCAACGGAGCCATAAACAAGACGACCCAAAAAACAAAAGGGTGGTATATCAACGGCGCTCCGAGCGCCGCTTCCAAAGAAGTGAAGTTGGCGTACTCTTTCAGTTCCGGCTCCAAAATCCTTTCAGCGAAGATCGTTGTGAAGGTAAAAACGAGCAACGGCGGCGTAGGCGCCCTCACGGCAAACGGCGACAACATGAAGAGCCAAGGTGGGGGCGTCTACTCGTCTGACGTCAGGCTTTCCTCCACGTCTACTGTCGGCTTCCCGGTTGTTTTCAAGTTCAGAGCAAACGGCGTCCGATACGCTGACACGAGTGTCCACTCCTGCAAGGCAACATTCGAGCAGGTTTACCTTCAGATCGAATATGAAGGAAGCGTTGTTTCCTCGAAGGATGTATCTGGTCCTTCCGCAAATCAAGGACTTTCTGTACCTCCGCAGAGCGTGTGTATCTACGACAAAGCGGACAACTCGATTTATATGTTCGACGGCGTGATCAAAGTACAGCACACACTTTCTGTTGACTTGGCTGAAGAGCCTGAACCGAAGAAGAAAGACTACTATGTGAACAACGCCTTCAACGAGCCGGATAAACTTGTTCTGGAAGTCCTAATGTCTGATGTATATTCAGGCGGAGGTTCTATCATCGCGAACGCAGGCACTCTGTCCAACGACCAGAGAGCCGCGTTCAACGTGACGAAGACCTGCCTGAAGGCACGGGACCAGAACTCTTGGACCAGATCGGAACTGGCGTATTATACGCTTCACTGGCTGAAGGAACAGCGCCGGAAGCTGATAGTGATCACTCCACAGTTCATTTATCTTGACATGATCATCGCAAGCGTGACCGTCAACCACGAGGACACAACTCCCTTCGGGTGGGAAGGCCAGATCGGATTCCAACACGCCTTCCAAGAGATTGTGAAGAAGAACAAAAAGAAGAAGGAAGAAACCACTGGCGGAGACGGAGACGGCACTCCTAACCCGGCAGGAGTAGCCGGTGGATTCTGGGACACCGTCCTCGATAATGCGAAAAAACTCATGGGGGGTAGTTGACGTTGAAACTGAAGTTCATCACGCCCATCAAGGATTCGCTGAATCAGGTCATTACGCTGAATCTTGAAATCGGTAAGGAAACGAAACGTGTCCGGCTTTCACTGATCTATCAAGAAAAAACAAACCTATGGTACATGAGCCTTTCGGACGTTCAGACCGAGGAAGAATACCTGTCGAACGTGCCTCTTCTGTCTTCCGGAACGAACGCAAATAACCTATGGGAGCCTTTCTATTACAAGCGGGTTGGCCTGTTGTTCTGCTATCCGAAGAGCGATTCACCCTCGACTCCGAACCCGTCCAAGGACAACCTCGACGAGTTCTATATCGTTTGGAGTGATGGCATTGTATGACGAATTTCGACCGCTTACCCTGAAATCGGGCGGAGAACAGGTTGCCGAAGGGATGAGGATCAGGGTTCAGGGATCGAAGAACATGACACTTTTGTGTGACTTCTTCCTCTTTGAAATCTACAACCTTTCAAATGTCGATCTGGCGATCATTCAGGAAAACAAAATGCTATACGCCTACGGAGAGTCCGGTGGCCTGCTTTGCTGTGGTGAAGTGGATGACATCTACACCCGAACGGACGGATCAAATGTGGTCACGACCATCGCGGTGGTGGACGGCAAAAGCTTCTTCTCGACAAAGGTCAACCGATCCTTTGGCGGAGGAACGACAATCAGTCAGACGTTCAGGGGTTTGGTGCAGAACGCCGCTATCGGTGCTTTCGTTGCCAACGACTTCAAGCTGATCCGTGGGCAGACTTATTCCGGTCGCCTTGCGGATTGTATCTCCGATCTGGCAAAGAGCGTTCACGCCCGGGCGTTCATCACGAACGGAACGGTGTTCGTCAGCGCCAAGGGGAAAACCGCCGACATCATCAATATCAATGAATCAGACGTACTGGACTCCGAGAACGCTTCTCCCGGACTCAGGAACGTAAAGACGATCATGAAGGGGTATGCGGTTGGCGCCCTTGTTCAGCTTGACGGAAAGCAGTACCGTCTTGTTTCACAGAAGATCAACGCGGACAACTTCAAAGGGTCGTGGGACTCGACTCTGGTCCTTGTGGACGAGAAAATGCTTCCCGCCAACGGAATGGAGGGAGGATAAATGAGGATAGACGAAGTAATTCAGCAACCCGGGCAAAAGGAACGGGCGCTGAAGAACGATATTCTGAGAAGCCTCCATGTGGCTGTCCCGGGCGAGATCGTGACCTATGATCCTACAAAGCGGACGGCGGTCATACAGCCGACGATCCGCGAGTGGAACAGCACGGAGAACCCTCCGCTCCTGACTGACGTGCCGGTGTTCTTCGCGGGGAACTACACCTTCACTCCCCAGAAAGGGGACGGGTGCCTTGTGGTCTTCGCAGACTCCTGCATAGACGCTTGGCTCCAGAACGGCGGGGTATCCACTCCGGTCACAGCCAGAAGCCACAGTATGTCTGACGGCTTCGCGTTTGTCGGGTTCAACCAGACCGGCGGAACTCCGATGCCTTCCGGAGACGCAGGGTTCGTTGTTGCGACCTATACAGTCACAAACACGAGCGGTTCGTATTCACACACGTTCACGGACGCGGACATCAAGACAGACATGAAGCCTGTGCAAATCGAGTACGGGAACATTGACGCCTTTGGTGCAGACGTTGAAGTCACGCCCGGGAACGGAACGCTCAAGATCGAATGCGATGATGTGAGCGGGACCTCTACAGTTACGATCACGCTCCTCGGTTAAGGAGGGATTGAATGGCGAAGACCAAGTTTAACATCTGGAAGCGCCTTCAGGCGATCGTGTCCGATCCGTCCGCCTCCGGAAACAGCCTCACTTTCATCAAAAGCATCTCTCAGGATAAAAACGGAGTGATCAACCCGTCGAAGGCGACTGTATCAACCATGACAGGCGCCAGTGCGAATGCAGACGGAGAGATCGGTCTTGTTCCAAAGCCTTTGATCGCAGACGTCGCCAAGTTCCTCAAGGCGGACGGAACATGGAGTTCTGTTCCGTGGAGCGGAATATCTGGCAAGCCATCGTATTACGATGCTAAGGCGATCAAGAACATCACACGATCAGGGACCACGTTCACCGCAACCTGTATGGATGATACGACATTCACATTCACACAGCAGGACAATGACCACTATGCGTGGTCTGACATCACAGGCAAACCTTCGTACTATGATGCAAAGGCAGTAAAAAGTATTACCCGGTCCGGAACGACATTTACAGCCACTTGCATGGATAATACGACATTCACATTCACACAGCAGGACAATGACCACTACGCATGGTCTGATATTACAGGCAAGCCTTCGTACTATGACGCGAAGGCGATAAAAAGCATTACTCGGTCTGGCAACACATTCACATATACTTGTATGGATAATACAACAGGGACATTTACTCAAAAGGATAATGACTCTGCAAATACTGCCCCTTCGACCAGTTCCAAGTCAGGCACAGGTCTAACTGTTGACTTCTACAAGTTTGGGAAGATTGTGATTGGGTATCTTCACGGGACAACGAGCGCCGCGTATACGAAGGACGCTACGATCGTTACGGCAGATTCCGGGTATCGCCCCGCATTCGACTTTTGGACTCCCGCTACCATTGGATCGGCAACTACACGTCTTGGAATGACGACCGGCGGCGTCGTTAAGCTGAACGCCGCAGTTGCAAAGTCCACTATTTGCAGTTGCGTCTTTGTATTCTATGTATCGTAAGGAGAAGATAAAATGAAAGGTTATTTTGTGTGCAGAGCCGTAAACAGACCTGATGGAACCACAGCGGCTCCGGTTGAAAGCAGAGACACTTACGAAGATGCTGAAGCGCTGTTCTACACAAGATGCGGACAGGCGAGGAACGCTGTGAACTCCGGCGAAAGCCTGTCGGACTGCGTAGTGTTCTTTGAGGCAAACGGAAACATTTGCGAGAGCAAAGGATGGGTAGCGCCCACAAACCAAGATAGCGCAGAATAAATAAAATCAGGAGGAGAAAACAATGGAGGCTATTCACGGAAACAGTTTCACAATGAACACGACGGAATCTGAGATTCATCTCAGGTTCAGGACCGTTACTCCGGTGTTCGACCAGAACGGGAACCGGATCGGTGATGAGGTTGTCAAAGAGACGATAGTCATTATGACTCCTGATGCCTACAACGGGTTCCGCCGGATGATCGACATGGCGGAGAGGTCGGCAACAAAAGACCAGTAAAGAAGGTGATTCGATGCACGTTAGACCGCTCGACTCGAACGGGGACATCACTCCGGTCTACGACCTGAGCCAGTTGATCTCCGGAAGCGAGGCGATCTCGCAGGTGATCAACCTCCGCCTTCACTTCCTTTATGGCGAGTGGTGGGAGGATGAGGAAATGGGGTTCCGCATTCCTGACTTCCTTGTGGCGAACGCAAGGCGGAGGGACGTGGAACTTCTGGCGAAATACGTTTCAGCTTACATCTCTGAGACTCAGGAGGTCCGGGCGGTCACAGGCATCGTCACGGGGATCAGGGATCACACGATGACTTTCAGATGTTCGGTCCTGACGACCGAAGGACAAAACGCTTCCGTGGAGGTGAACCTTAATGGCATACTTTGAACCCTATATTGACGCGGACGGAATCCATGTTCCCTCCTACGGAGACATCATTGACTGGCTGACGGACCAGTACAAGGCGATATTTGGCGAGGATGTGTATCTTGGAGAGGAGACGCCAGATTATCAAATCCTTTCAATTTTCGCGAAATGCATGGAAGACTTCGGGGCGCTTGCAGTTGAGGCTTACAACGCCCGTGATCCCCGGTATGCTTCCGCTGACGCCCTCGATGGTCTGGTGGAACTGCTCGGTCTGATCCGGAAACCGTCCACTGCATCGACAGCCGTTCTGACCCTGAGCGGAGAGGAAGACACTGAGATTCCGGCAGGCAGTCAGGCGATCGACCAGTCCGGCAACCTCTGGACCACTCAGGAAGATGTGACGATCCCGGCGGCGGGAGAGGTGACGGTTGACTCCGTTTGCGAGACTCTGGGGGCGATCGTCGCTCCGGTCGGCGCGATCAACGCGATCTACACTCCGATCCCGGGGTGGTACTCCGTGACGAACGAGGAGATCGCTGTGACTGGAAGGGACACTGAGTCCGACGCGGAACTCCGCCAAAGGTTCGCAGACGCTCACGCATCGACCAACAGCGGCGTGTTTGACTCGATCATTTCTGGACTTCGGTCTGTTTATGGGGTGACGTTCGTTGGTCTGGTCCAGAATGACACAGGATCGACCGACTCGAACGGACTCCCGGCTCATTCGTTCTGCGCGATCGTTGAGGGCGGGGACGACGACGAAATCGCGGAGAAGGTTTTCTCCCTGAAGCCGCCGGGAGTGGCGACATACGGGTCAACCACAAAGACCGTGGTTGACTCCTACGGCAACTCCAACACAGTGAAGTTCTCCCGGGCGACCTCGGTGGGTGTTACCATCACTGTTTCGATCCGGGCGTTCGCTGACTACGATTCGGACCGGATCGACCAGATTATCAAAAACGCTCTCGAGTTCGACATCAACGCCCTCGGGATCGGGAAGAACTGGAACGTGACGATGGGGTATAAGGACATCTACTCCTCCTTCGACGGAAGCGATCTCCCGTTCACGATCACGTCGATCTCTGCTACGAACACGCACGGGACCAGTACGTCCGAAATGGAGTGCGGGTACAGCGAAAAGCTGTTCACTGACGACAGCAAAATCACGATTTCGGTCGTGACCTAAGGCGGTGATCACATGACTGAAGAAGAACGGGCATTGTTCATTGCAGACACGGAGAACTATGCTTCTCTGCTGACGTCTGATCTGTATAGCAAACCGAAAACAAACGAACTCGCCCGGTCGGTCGTCCGACCGGGTATTGATTTGAGCATGACCGTCCAGAGCATCACGATGGCTTTCAATATCGACAATGCCAACGGGGATCAACTGGACATCATCGGGGAGTATGTCGGACTGCCTCGCCTGCTCAATTACGCTCCCGCAACCGGCTCCCGGGAGATGGACGATGAAGAGTACAGATTGTCATTAAAACTCGCCGTCGCCCGGAACACATGGGACGGCTCCTTCGGGTCTATCGAGAAGGTCTACAAAGAAATTCTGGGCGATGAGTATTCGATCGTCGTCAAGGATAATCAGGACATGACGATCGAGATCGACGTCTATGGTGACGTTTCTACCCGGATGCTCGAGATATTCGAGAACGCCGGACTTCTGCTGATCCCGGTGGGTGTTGGCAAGACGGTCCAGACTGAAGGCGGAACCGTATCAACTGACCTGTATATGGGCATTGGAATTTCTTCGATCGAACAGGTCGATTATGTTTATGCAGACTAAGAAAGAGGTGACTTGAATGGCATGGACTGGCGTTGTTACCAACGCAGGACGGGACCTGTTCGGGAGCGGCGTCGCTCTGGAAGTTGATTCCGTCAGGACAGGATCAGGAACCATAGCGGATGGGAACATGAGGTCCGCAACGGCTCTGGCGACAGAGAAGGACAAGGGTCTCGGTTACACAACTGGTAGCCAGACGATCGTTGAATCCCAGAATGTTCTCAACAATAGCGTACAGATCAAGATGAGGATTGGCTCTGCTCCGAGTTCCATCGGTGCATACACAATGAAAGAACTCGGATTGTACATGAACTCCGCCGGTAGTTCCCCCGTCATGGTTGCGTACTTTAAGAATCCGGATGGAGTGGCGATCCCTTCGGCAGAATCCTTCCGGGACTTCAGCTATGTTCTCGCGGCTGTGCTTGCGGTTGACACAAGTCCGACGATTTCTCTTACGGTTCCTGCGGCGGCTCTGGTTTCAGAGGCGACGTTTGAAGAAGAAGTTGAGCGGATTGACGACGACATCGCCGCGAGGCTGAACAAGGATCAGGGGACCGAGAACGCCGGAAAGTTCCTGACGGTTGGAAGCGACGGGATTGTCATTCCTGCGGACATCACGTTCGAGGGTGCTACGTCCGGTGCGGCAGGCAAGAGCGGTCTGGTCCCGGCTCCGGCGGCAGGGAGACAGAACTATTTCCTCCGGGGCGACGGAACATGGGCGCTGACTCCTGACACTGTCTATACAGCCGGTACTGGACTGAGCCTTGCAGGGAATCAGTTCTCTCTTGCGAACAGCGGAGTAACAGCAGGTAACTACGGACCGAGCGCTGACGTTACCGGGAACAACGGCTCTACTGTTGTGATCCCCTATATCACAGTTGACGCCAAGGGACGTATTACGAGTGTCGCAAACAAGACCGTTACGTTTGTGAACACGACCTACACAGCCGGAACAGGACTGTCTCTGGCGAACGGCGCCTTCTCTCTGGCTAACTCCGGTGCGACAGCCGGGAACTACGGTCCGAGCGCGAACGTCACAGGGAACAACGGAACGACGATGTCTGTTCCCTATATCACGGTTGACGCCAAGGGCAGGATCACGAGTATCGCAAATAAGACGATAACCTTCGTGAACACGACCTACACCGCAGGAACAGGATTGTCATTATCGGGCGGTGCGTTCTCCCTTGCAACTTCCGGCGCGACAGCCGGTAGCTACGGAATGAGCGCAAACACGACCGGCAACGAAGGGACCACAGTCTCGATTCCGTATATCACAGTTGATGCATACGGAAGGATCACGAGCATCTCCAACAAGACGCTTACCTGTAAGAACTCGACGTCTTACCTGCCGCTTTCCGGCGGAACAGTGACCGGCGCGACCGTTTTCTCAAACACGACCGATTCCTCCTCTACTTCTACCGGCGCTGTCAAAATCTCCGGCGGTCTGGGCGTTGCCAAGAACATATACGGCAACAAGGTCTGGAACGCCGTCTGGAACGACTACGCTGAATGCCGCGAAGCTGAGGTGGTAAGAGGCGGCTTGTGTGTCCGTGAGGACGAAGACGGGATCATGAAGAGGACAAAAAAGAGACTTCAGTCTGGTTGCAAACTGACCTCCGACACGTTCGGACAGTGCATGGGCAAGACTGACAAAGCGCTCACTCCCATTGCGGTTGCCGGTCGAGTTCTGGCGTATCCGTACCGGAAGGCGAAGTTCAAGATCGGCAAGGCTGTCTGCTCTGCTCCCGGAGGCATGGTTGACGTCATGAACAGACTGGAGTGCATTCTGTTCCCTGACAGGATCATCGGCTACGTCTCCGAGATTCCGACCTACGCGGTGTGGAATGCAGGCACAAAGGAAGACCCGAACCCGATCCGGGTTGATGGCAGGGTTTGGATTTATGTGAGGTGATCTGAATGTACCTCAGCGGATATGTTGACCTCGGGACACACTCGCTGTTCGGACCTGTTCAGGAGATCACCGACGGCTCCGGAAACAGCTACAAACTCCCGTCCGGCACGAGGAATGTCAAGATTCAGTTCCTTCCGAGTTCGACCTATTATTTCTCGAAGTCGAGCGGCGTCGCATCTGTCAAGGTTCACATGGTTGAAGTAGGCAACTCAAGCAACAGCCTTGAACTGTTTACGTTCACAGTAAGCGCATCCGAGACACAAAAGAGCGGGAGCATCCCGACAAACCCCGTTGAACTCGATCTGTCCCAGTTTGCAAACAAGTACATCGGCGTCAAATTTTCAATCGTTACAAACACGACTTCCACATATCCCCAACTGAACAACCGCAAAATGCCGATCAAACTCCAGTCCAATACAGCGGTTGTCGCCGGAAATAAGTGCGGGATCGCGGACATCAATCAGACGGGAACGTCTATCACAGCCGGAACGAAGATGAGCAACTCTAACTTCTCCTCCGGCACAAAGATTCAGGCGTCAACCTTCAATTCTCAGGTCCTCGGACTGTAAGGGGTGATTAGATGAACACTGCTGAATATGTCCAGAAGTACATTGACGAACACAAGGGCGATCCCGATCCCGCTCTTGTCGCATGGAATGTCGCCCTGCTCTGTGTAGGGTGGGCATACGTCTTCGGAGCCAGAGGACAGTATTGCACTCCCGCCAACAGGAGAGCGCGGTACTCTGATGCACATCCGACTATCAAAACAGCCTGCAAGAACTACACAGGTTCCAGTACAGCCGGGTGCAAAGGCTGTAAGTGGTTGCCTCAGGAAAAGCTGACCCGGTTCTTCGACTGTAGAGGATTCACCTACTGGGTCCTCCTGAAAGTGTTCGGTTTGGAACTCATGGGTGCCGGAGCGACGTCCCAGTGGAACACAGCGGCGAACTGGAAGGAAAAGGGCGAGATTTCCAATATGCCCAAAGACACGCTTTGCTGTCTGTTCGTCAAGAAAGGGTCCACGATGGAGCATACAGGCTTCGGATTCAACAACGAAACCGTTGAATGCTCGAGCGGCGTACAGCACTTCACCCAGAGGAAAACGAAGTGGACTCACTACGCTGTCCCTGCGTGTGTCGGAACATCCCCGAATCCGCCTTCCCCGACTCCTCCGGCTCCCGAAACAAAGCCGACGCTCAGACGGGGGAGTAAAGGACCTTATGTGACGCTTGCCCAGACGGAACTCAAAAACAAAGGCTACGATCTGGGACTTTGCGGCGTTGACGGAGACTTCGGCAAAGCAACGGAAGCGGCTGTAAAGGCTTTCCAGAAAGACAACGGACTGACCGTTGACGGCGTGATCGGTCCCAAGACGTGGGGAAAGCTTGACTCGACAGAACCTGTGAAGCTGTACACGGTCACGATCAAACATCTGACGGCAACGGAGGCTGACTCCGTTTTGTCAAAATATCCTACTGCAACAAAAGAGGAAGAAAGGAGTTAAGCTATGGGTACACCAACGAAAGTGAGAACGGTATCCTCTGAGATTCAGGGCGACGGAAAGTACATGGTTGTACTCGCCGGTCCGTCCGGGGCGACGAAACCGACCGGGAACTACTGCACTGGTAGCATATTCCACGAGGTTGACACAAAAAAAGTGTATGCCTACATCGAAGACGCTGATGAGGGGTCCGAGTGGGTCGAGCAGATGACGCTTGGCGGTGGTTCGTAATGATAAGTCTTTTCAAACAGAACACGCCCACGGGCAGATTGATCAGTCTGTATGTGGCAACGTTCGGCGGCTCCGTGGAGCAGAATCTGCTCGATTACAACGACCTCGTAAACAAAAATTATGGCGGTAGCGATAACACACATAACGTTCGACCTTGGAACAGGATACCAGTTACGCCCGGGTCGAAGTTAGTTATGACGTGTGACCTTGCCGTGACCGAGTTCGATGTCCGGTTCTATGATGAAAACGGGACATACGATTCTTCTGACACATACGCAGAATACAATGACCTTACAGTAAGCTGTGAATTTACAGTTCCGGATTACTGTGTTTCTATCCTGCCAAAGTGGTACCGGACAGGCACGGAACTACTTGTTGACGAATTGATCGCCGCCAATCCTGTGATCAAATATGTACGGGAATAAAAGAAAGGAGTGATACAGGTTGAACGTTTTTCAGTGGTTGACAGTTCTGGGCGTTCCCGGACTGATCGTCCTGATCGGCACGATTATCATTAACCGCGCTTTCAAGAAGAGGGACAAAAAGCGGGAAGAGATCGTCGCCCAGAACGAAAAGCTTGAAGCGCAGAACAAAGCCACAATGTTAGGTGTACAAGCGCTTCTGAGGGATCGCCTTTTGCAAAGTTTTCGCCAGTTTATAGCGCAGGGATTCGCTGACTACAGCGAACGCGAGAACGTCCTGAATATGTACAAAAACTATGAGGCGCTCGGACCGAACTCGGTCATGGAGGACCTCTACAACCAATTCACTGCTCTGCCAATGCAGAAGTAAGGAGACAATCATGAAGATTAACTGGAAAGTTCGGTTCCAGAACAAGGTCTGGCTGTCGTCTTTCATCAGCCTGATCATCGGATTCGTTTACAGCCTGTTGGCGCTGTTCGACATTTATCCTGCGGTCACTCAGAATCTGGTCCTCCAGATCGTGTCGCAGGTCCTGACGTTCCTCGGCTTGATCGGCGTGATCGTTGATCCGACCACTGAGGGACTGAACGACAGCAACCGCGCCCTCGGCTATGACCATCCGTGGGATGACGATACAGACAGGGACGAAGAATAATTGATACCGACCCTCGGAGCGATCCGGGGGTCTTTTTTCATTGTTCGCAAATTTGTGCTTGACACTATGCGCAGAGTGTGAGATAATACTCTCGGGCCGGGAACCGGTCCGGGGAGGAGGGGATCGCATGGTGAGGACGAAGACCGCTCCGATCGGCTTCGGAGACAAGCCTGTTTATGTGACCTGCACGACCGACGGGACCAAGGACATCTACGGCAAGAACGTCTGGCGAGATGCCGACGGGAACACCTACGAACTGAACCTTGCCTACATTGGGAACCGCCACAGAGCGCACGGGACCTACTGGGCGTTCTCCCGCACTGTGTTGACTCCGGACCTGATAAAGGGGGCGAACTGAGGATGAATGACCTGAGGATGTACAAGAGCGTCGTGCTTGACTGCCTGAAGGACCTTCGCAAGAAGGACGCGGATCACTGCCGCGACGGAAAGGGTTGTGGTTGGCGCCTGAAGAGCATCAGCAAGGACAAGATCGTCCTGCGGTGGGGATACATCCCGGACGTTGACATTTCCATTCGCCTCGTTGTTACCGAGTTCGATGGCGATGTCGATGTTCATCTGAGTGGTCGCATGGATGACCGGTATCCGACTGACTACATGAACGATTGCGACGGAGACGACCTGTTCGTCTGGATCGGAGACAGGCACTGGCACGACGCATCTTCGATCGACCGAGGACTTAAACTGATTATCGGAAACATCGGGTACATTACCCGGTCACGCTACTGAGGAGGTGAGATCATGACCCGGGAGAAAGTAATTGAGAGATTGGAGGACATGGCAGTGACCAACGCGACCTGCGAACGTCTCCTGCGGTATCTGGAGCAGGTTGCTGAGGTAGACCCGGAGAAGTTCGAGGAGATCATGAAAGAAATGGGAGAGGAGGGAAATTAACCTTGGCAGTAACGAGAGGGACGGCGATCACGCCGAAAGTGTATGACACTGTCAAAAAGTTGCTCAAAGCAGGTCTCAGCCAGAGCGAGATCAAGAATTTGGTCGGAATCGCTCAGAGCAGTATCAGTCGGATCAACCGGAGCGAGAAATTCGAGGACCTCGCGGTGATGATCAAGGAGGAGAAGGCGAAGTACAGGAAGCCGAAGAAGCCGGATGTCCCGGAAAAGCCGGATGTCCCGGAAAAGCCGGTCGAAGAAGAAAAGCCGATCGAACACAGGATTGTCATTCAGACAAACCAGTACATGATCGAAGAGATGAAGACGACTAACGAACTCCTGACCCTGATCAACAACAAACTGGGCGCGATCATCGACGACCTGTACGGCGTAAAGTCTTGACATCGGTCCGCGCACGGGATACAATGTCTCAAAGGAGGTGTTGTGTCCCGTGCTTATTACCATCAAAGAGTACGCCCGTAGAAACGGGTTGGATCACAGCAATGTCCGGCACAAATGCCAGAGGGGGAGTTATAAGACCGCCCAGAAGATCGGGCGGGACTGGCTGATCGACGAAAACGAGCCGGATGTGGACCGCCGGGTAAAAACCGGCGCTTTTAAGGATTGGAGGGATCGAAAGGAATGCGAAAGCTGAGTCAGGAATCGAAGGAACGAAAAGCGGCCTATGACCGTGAGTTTTCAAAGAAGAACGTCACTCGGAAGTCCATCTACTTTAATAAGACTGATCCGGAGGACGTCCGGATGGTGGAACACCTGAACCAGAAGGGCGAACGAAGAATCTCAGGATACGTCAAAGGCTTGATCCGGGAAGACATGGAGAAGTCCGGGGAGTGATCCCCGGATTTTCATTTTGCCGAAAAAAGTGCTTGCAAAACTATGCGCATAGTGATACAATATAGTAGGGCGGCGGAGAGCCGCCGGGGGCGCCCGGGCACCTGAGAGTCCCGGAGATCGGAGGGTTTCGGAATGGCAAGGATGCGGTACGGTTTCCACTGGGTTTATCTGGGCGATAACCTTCGCCTGAAGATTGATCATCCTGACTACGACGTTCTGGCGATCAACGTCCTTTACACGAAGGGAGGACACGACCCTCTGAACATGGACGACGATGTTCGCGGGTACTACCTGAGCGTCCTTCCCGTTGACAAGCGGTTGCGCGGCTCCCGGAAAGACGGTGCGAAAATTCTCCTTCGCCCTGTGAGCCGCCGGACCGATAAAGCTGACGCGGTTGCCGTGATCCGTGGTACGACGCTGATGCCCATTGTTGTTGCTGATGTGTGTTCCAAACTTGGTGCGAAGTTCAACTGGTCCGACCTGAAAGCGATTGGAGGCTGATGAGATGATCCGACTGAACTGCGATAACTGGGTGCCTGTTGTTGGCGCCCTGAACACCTCGGTTCGCGACTGGTACTGCGGAGCGTATCCGACAGACGACCTCGGACCGAAGATTCCTGACAAACTGACCCTGTGGGATGTGGTCGCCGCTCTTAACATTGGTGCGGACATCTACTGCTTCCTCGGGGACGCCGCTGACTCGATCGTCCGGGAGAGGATTTTCAAGCGGGTTGCCGACATCGTTGGCTGTGACTACGACGTCGTGTACAAGACATGGCTCGGATACTGATAGGAGGGATTTTCATTGAAGAGGGGAATCTGGACGAACGACGTAGGCGTCATCAATGAGTACGTCGAGGACTTGATGGCGTCTGATCCTGACATGGACGAAAGCCTCGCGTGGGCGGAAGCGGAATCGTCCGTCGCGGATGATCTGGACAGCGCGAAGGTTGACCTGAGGGTCCCGGTTGGAGACCTGATCGTCATCGCTGATCTGGGACTGTGGAACGGTCGCGTAAGCGGGTACAAGGTGATCCCCAACGCGACTCTGGCGGACGCGATCTCGGTCTGCGAAGGCGACATCATCGACTGGTACGTCGAGGATGGCGAAATGAAGATCGACGACATTCATCACGACGGCGTCAACCACTACGTCTTCCGGGCGTGGAAGGACGGCGTAACTGACTGGCGGAAAGGACTGACAGAACACCTTGTTCGCCACGGGATCACTGACAAGGCGACTCTGGACGTCGAAACCCGTCCTCTGGGCGCCGACGTCGCGAAAGTCTACGGATGGGAGGAGGACTGAGACATGAGGAAGATTTTCATTCCTGTCAACGAGCCGGAGGAAGGCGAACTGTTCAAGGGACAGATTGTCGTAGGGACCGGGATGACGGAACACTTCTGGTCCGACAGCCATGCCTACGAGGTGATCGCCGTCCGGGACCAGAAGCACATCACGGTCCGCCGCCTCGATCCTGAGAAGAAGGCGGGTGTGGCGTGGTGCGACAACGACTGGGTGCTGTGGAGCGACGACAGCCTCCCGGGAAAGGACATGATCCGGATCGGAGATATCTGGTTCTGGGCATGGCGCGACGACGGGAAACTCCGGAGGAGCAAGGCGAACGTCAGCTTCGGTCGTGCGATCCACTACTATGACTATCAGTTCTGAGGAGGTGGCTGAGATGATCGGGACCGGCTCTCTGGTTAGGTTCACTGGCTTCAAGCCTCTGGACCACGGAAAGATGTACATCGTCCATGCGGTGAGTGACGGGAGCGCTTGGGTGTGGACGGACAAGTCCGGTAAGTGGGTGAAGAAGCGGGTGCCGCTCGGCTGTCTGGAACTTGTGAGGGAATGAGCCAGAATGCCCGTGGTTGCCCTTCAGGAGGCTTCTTGGCCTCCTGTTTTTCTTCGCCTTTACTAACCATAAGGGTCTGGGGTAGACTGAGCGCATAGTGTCTTCTACGGTCTCTGGTGAGGTCCGGTGGGCAAAAACGCCCTCCTACGGAGCAAAAACTTTCCGGGATCAGGAAAAAAAAGTGCTTGACACTCTGCGCATAGTGTGAGATAATGTCATGGGCGGGAGGTACCGCCCGGGGGAGACCGGCGCCCGGGAGGCCGGAGGGAGGAGGAAACGGAATGGCTCGGATCGAGGCGACTGTGACCGTGACCGGTCACTTCACTTACGACGCCCCGGCCTTCGGCGCTCCTTGGAAGAACGAGCGGCATCACATCTGGAAGATGGTTTCCGATGACGGAACCCTGTACGTTTGGAAGACGACCTCGTGGCCCGGAAAACTCGCCAAGGGTGACGTGATCAAGATCGCCGCGTCTTTCAAGTGCATGAAGGAGTACAACGGCGTCATGGAGACCGAGGTCTCCCGCGTCAAGGTGATCGAAAAGCTGTTCGACGCGGAGGCTGACCGAGAGGCCAAGAGACTGGCGAAGGAAGCCGCGAAGGAAGCCGCCAAGAAGGCTCTGCTCGACAGCGTGACCGACGGCGACGAGATTATCACTATGGGATATCGGCGCTACAAAGAGCATTACGCCGACTGCGAGACCGTGCCTGACAGCTACAAAGAGAACGTTGACCGGCGCGGATTCCGGATCAGCGAACCGACCATCGACGTGATCGTCCGGGCAGGTCGGATGAAGGCGTCCGGAACTCGTGGGAAGAACTTCGCGACATGGATCATCGAAGGCGAACTCAACGGGGAAACTGTTCGCCGGTATGTCTACGCGATCTGCCCTGACAACGCGAAGGCGCGGGTTGTTCGGGAGATTCCCGGGATTATCAATGTTGCTTGTCTGGGACCGTGCCGGGTGAGTCCCCGGTACATCGACTGAGAGGAGGAGAAAGATGAACAAAGCACGGCGTGAGATGATTTCCAAGGTGATCGGCATGATCAGCGACGCCCGGAGCCTGCTCGACGAGATGCGCGAGGAAGAGGAGGAATACCGGGACAACATCCCCGAGAACCTTCAGGGTTCCGAACGCTACGAGAGGGCCGATGAGGCGGTCTACGAAATGGAAGACGCGGTGTCCACTCTGGAGGACATCGAGAACAGGCTTGAGGAGGTGATCTCATGACCCGGAAGCGCTTCTGGAAGCTGAGGAACGCCATGTTGGTTGGACTCAACAAGTGGGCGAAGGATCACGGACTGGGGGACAAGGTCACGCCCGGGAAGGCGTTCAGGAGCGCCCGGGCGATCCCCGGGAAGCCTCTGGTTGACTTTGATGGTCTGGGCATGAAGTCATACGACGAAGTCTGGAACAGCGAACACATGAAGTTCACCCGCGACATGGCGGGGATGATGTGAGGAGGGATTTTCATTGAAGAAAGGCATTGTCTACCCGGCGGGGCATCGGATTCCGTACTGCGTCGATGTCCCGGACAAGATCACTTGCGACTGGGCGGCAAAGACCATCGGGTGCGAGTGGGTAGAGAACGTCCATCCGAGGCGGCTCCCTGAAGGGTTCTGCATGATCGTGGACGAGGAAGGACTGCTGAAGCCGAACGAACTGAACCATGTGGGATCGTGGTTCTACGAGACCGACAAACACGGAGAGCCGATCGTCGGCAACGTCCTGATCCTGAAGGAAGTCTACGGGGACGAAGGTCCGGAGTGGGCAGGCATGGACGACGACGAAGTTGACAAGATTTTCAATCTGATAGGAAGGAAGTGATCTGGATGACTGACAAGAAGTACATCTACGAGGTCCGGCAGGTGGAAGCGTGGGCGGAGCCTGATGGAGGTTGGACATACAACAACTCGTGGAAGATGGGGACGTTCACGACCAGAGCCAAGGATCATCGGAAGGCGTTCACTGGTCATCTCCGCCGGAAGTTTGGGGTCATTTTCAAAAAGAACAAGACGCGGATCACGTTCGATGGAGACAACTACGAGGTGGTAGATCGCAAGACCGGGGAGCCGCTGTTCTGCGCTTATCTGCTGAACTGGTAAAAAAGTTGTTGACGGACTATGCGCATAGTGATATAATAATGAAGGGCGGGAGGATGGTCCCGCCCGGGAGGTGACCCGGCGGTTGCCGGAGGAAGGAGATCGGGATGGCAAACGTGATTCGGACTGCGGCGCTCCTGCCGCGTGACTCTCACAAGTCCTTCTACGGGAAGGCGATCGTCTGGTCGTTCGATGACGGGACAGATGTCCTTCGCTCCTACGACACATATGTGATCACAAGGAAGCCTGACGGGACTCTGGTCCGCCACTGGGGCGGATGGTCCGCCACGACCGGGCGCCATGTCGCCGCGTTCGCGGGGATCAACAAGTCCGTCTGGGACAAGATGCCCGTCACTCCGATTGACAGGGACCACAACCCCCGGGATTACAGCGGCGGTTAAGGAGGTGCCGAGATGACTGCTTCTTACGACGTTCATTGGAATGATCACGGAAGGTTTTCAAGCTTCGTCGTGACCGTCTCAGGTGCAGACAAGTCCGAACTGTGTAGCGCTCTGTGGGCGGAGATTCGCAAGAAGGTCCCGGACGCGAACCTTGTGACAGGAATCTGGAAGCTGAACTACTGAGGAGGTGACGACATGACCTTCCGCAGGTTCGAGGAGATTTTCAAAACGAAGTATCCGGACGGGAACGTCTGGATGCACGATGACTACATGAATCATCCCGGCAACCGGCAGAAGGTTGCCGTGGAGTTCGCCCCGCATGGTAAGGTTTACCTCTACCGGGGCGCCTACGAGGACATCCTGTGCCGGATCGGGATCAACACGATCAGCAAGGCACGGCTCACTGAACTGGTTAACCGCATTGAGTATCTGAAGCGGCGCCACGGAGACCGGGAGGAGTTCTTCGGGACCGGATACTTCGACAATATGCGGGACATCATGGAAGCTGAAGCGTTTCTGGCGAAGGTCCTCAGGGACTATGTGATTGAGTGAGGAGGCGCGAGATGACAGTCAACGATATGCTGAAGGTTGTCGGGTTCGACCCGATCCGCATTGGTAACATTGCCGGTGTGACGCTGTTCGAGAGCGGGAAGAACGGACACTTTCCGCCGGTGGACAGTCCGCTCAACAAGAAGGAAGTGGTTCTCGTTGATGTAGCCTACAACGAGAAGTCCACGGACAGTAAAGGCTACATCGGGAACGGAATCCTCAGGATTATCATTAACGAAGGGAGAGACGGATAATGATGTTGACCTTCCGAGCCAAGAAGATGATCGACAGGATCGAGCGCGAGGGGCGCGGCGACCTGCTCGACCCGGAGACTCTGGCGTTTATCAACAGCCTCGACGGGGAACCTGCCAACGACTACAACTGGCAGAGCGTGACCCACGGAGAACCGGTGGCCCTGATCGGAGCCACTGAGAAGCACGAGGCGACCTACGTCAACGTTGTTGACTGCGACTGAGAGGAGGTGAGACGGATGCTCAAGTATCTGAAGCAGTTCAAGGGGCAGGAGAACTGGGAGGAGATCAGCCATGACGCCGCTCTTGCGACGCTCCTGACGACATTCAAAGACAGCGACATGACACGGGATATGCTGACGATCCCGAACTGGATTCCGTGCCGGTTCTCGACCATTCAGGTCCGGGACGACAATCGGGTTGCCATGCCGGGTCTGACCTGTCTTCTCCCGATGGGGTACGAGTACGACGAAAGCGGAAACCGCATCTGACCGACGCCCGAGCCGGGGCGGGTAATCCCCGGCAGGAGGTTTCGATGACGAACGCCCAGAGAGAAAAGATCACGGAGATCATTGAGATCGCGGAGGGACACTGGACCATCAACCTCGTGAATGAGCGGGACATGAGCGAGGAGAGCAAGACTGCCAAGTTTGTGTCCTTAGCGATCTGGTTCGGGAAAGACTGTCCGCACTGCCGAAGGACCATTCATTTGTTCGTTGGCCCTCGGGGCGGTGTGACGTATCCTGTGCAGGTCAAGAAGGGGAGGCAGGTGTGCAAGAAGTTCGACTGGGACTTCTTACAGGCGATGGATGATCAGGAAGCCGGATGGAAGAAGTACCTCGAAGAACTGTGAGCGGGAAACCGCTCATTTTTTCATTATCCTGCAAATAATGCTTGCAATACTATGCGCATAGTAGTATAATGTAATAGGGCGGCAGGAGGGTCGCCCGGGGGACCGGCTCCCGAGATGCCGGAGACTGGAGGTGCTGAGATGCGGATCACGGATTGGTTCGGAAAGAGCCTGAGCGATCTCTTGACCGCGAATCCTGACTGGGCGATCGTCCACGAGAACACGGACGGCATGGCTGTGATCCTTGGGCCGAAGGGCCACGCGGTCTCTGTCTGGTATGACAACAGCGGCCTGATCACTGCGGCAAACGACGGCTCTGAGAAAATGAGCGCGAACTGCTATGGGAGCCTGAACTGCGAAAAGGTCTACGGGAAGGACAACTGGGTTTACCGGTGCCGTGGGTTCGGCAAGATCACGAGCGACCGGGTCCTGATGGACTTCGCGAAGAAAGTGACTTCGGACTGGTATCACGCGGGTTGGCATCGGACCTTCGAGGACTACTACTTGGGTGACTATGCGCTCGATCATCCTCGGTGCGACCTGACAGATGATGAGTACGCCAGACTGCGCGAACTCCAGAAGGAAGCGCGGGACAAGGCCGAAGCGGCTGACAAGGCCCGGGAATGGAAATACGTCCGGACGATCTACTGGGCGGACAATTCCGAAGAGGAAGTCTGGGTTGACAAGGACGGCGTCGAAAAGACCGTCATGAAGGTTGGCCCCCACGGGGACCTGTGCTGAGGAGGACTTTGAATGAAAAAGATGTTCGTGATCGACGAGAACTACGGAAACCACGTCAAACTCGGGCCGTTCGACGCGGTCCGGGTTTGGGAGTGGCCCGACGAAGACGGACGGCCTGTCCTGCTCTGCTCGACGAAGGGAGAGCCGGACCGGAAGTACCGCGTTTCCCCGTCGTTCGGGATTTTCATGGAAGAGGAGGTGTGACGATGTTCGACAGCACGATGAAATACGACATGAAATGGCTTGCCGGGACGAAGGACTTAGACAGCCACTTCATCGAGAGCGTTAATCTCAGCGAGTTCAGGATTCATCGAGACTGCTTCGACTTCAGCACTCACAGTTTCTACGTTGTGTCCTACAGCAACTCTGAGTGGGACGACATGAGTTATGATCTGATGTTCAACGACATCCGGTCTGCAATGAAGAAGTTCGGAGAACTCGCCAAAGCGAAGTACAGGTACTCGGACGGGCGGATCGAGCCGAAGTACGACAAGGTTGAGTATTGCGACGACTGGAGGACATACCGGGACGAAATCCGGAGGGGAAGTCCCATCCACGCTCACGACGATGACCACGAAGAGACGGAGTATGGACCGAGCAACCCGTGGGACGCTCCCGGCATGAGTGTCGGGGACTTCATCCGGGGAGTTTACTGAGGAGGTGCGGCATGGGCAAGATTATCAAAACGAAGGAAGGGCGGACCCTGAAGAGGGTATCCCGGTGGATTTCCATTCGGCACAACTACAACCCGAGCAAGAGGAACGCCCTGTGGTACTACGTCCGCGACGGGTATGGATACGCGGAGGGGCAGGCCGGGTATGATCCGTCTCAGGGTTTGCACCTCGACTACTTCCGGTGGAACGTGCG